TTAATAATTACGCTAAAATCTCCCACCCCATCCACGGCCTAGTTCCTTTTAAAACATACGACTTTCAACAAGAATTACTGGAAGACTTTAACGATTACCGCTTCAATATCGTTTTGAAAGCCCGTCAGATGGGTATTTCTACGATTACTGCTGCCTACGTGTCTTGGTTGATGCTTTTTCATCGTGACAAGAATATTCTTGTTATGGCGACAAAGTTTCAGACAGCATCAAACTTAGTAAAAAAAGTCAAGGCAATCATTAAAAATTTACCAGAATGGGTTAGAATAGCTAATATATCTGTTGATAACAGAAGCTCATTTGAATTGACTAACGGATCACAAATTAAAGCTGCTTCGACTTCTGGTGATGCCGGTCGTTCAGAAGCACTATCGTTGCTGGTTATTGACGAGGCCGCCCACGTAGAAGGACTTGATGACCTCTGGACCGGTCTCTATCCCACGATCTCAACTGGTGGTCGCTGTATTGTCGTATCTACACCAAACGGCGTTGGAAACTGGTTTCATCAAACGTATGTTGATGCCGAGGTTCAAGCAAATGATTTTCACCACGTTAAATTAATGTGGGATCTACACCCTGACCGAGATCAGGAATGGTTTGAGAAAGAAACAAAGAATATGTCCAGACGACAGATTGCACAAGAGTTTGAGTGTAATTTCAATATGTCTGGTGAGACAGTGATTCATCCTAATGATATTGCTAAAATAGAGGACAATGTTAAGGAACCAGAATATAAGACTGGTTTTGATCGAGGTCTTTGGATTTGGCAACAATATGATTCATCCTGTACTTATTTGGTATCTGCCGATGTTGCCCGAGGAGATGGAAAAGATTATTCTGTTTTCCACGTCATAAACCTTAATACAATGGACATTGTTGCAGAGTATCAAGGCAAGATGACTCCTGACCACTATGCTCCCTTTTTGATGGATATCGGTAAACAATACGGTGATTGTATGCTTGTTGTGGAAAATAATAACATTGGATATACCGTTATTGAGAAAATTAAAGAACTAGGCTATACCAATGTTTATCATTCTATTAAGTCCACACACGAGTATGTAGAGCAATATGTAGCCGAAGGAAGGAACGATTGTGTCCCAGGTTTTACAACTTCCAGCAAAACACGACCAATGATTTTGGCTAAATTGGAAGAATTCATTAGAAACAACATAATTAGTATATATTCTTCTCGCCTTCTTAATGAAATCAAGACGTTCGTTTGGAATAATAACAAGCCAGAAGCAATGCGAGGATACAATGATGATCTAGTGATGGCTCTGGCTATTGCTTGTTGGGTAAGGGACACTGCTCTATCAGTAAACAAGAAAGACATAGAATATACAAAAGCATTAATGGGCTCTCTTAAAAGGAATTCAACTACTATAAACACAACGATTCCTGGTATGAGAGGTCACAAGACAATTGAAAAAAGAAAACAAATTAAACAAAGACAGGAATTTGCCTGGTTATTTAAAGGTTAAAAAAAATGGCACCAAAAATAGATAAAAAGAACCCCAAGAATCCAAATTCAAATTTATTTAAGAGATTGACCAGAATCTTTTCTGGTCCGATTATTGACTATCGAGCACAAACAATACGCAAGTACCGACGTTCCCAGCTTGATAAATTTGCTCAAACATTTAAATCTTTAAGTGGTCAGCAATTCAAAAAAGCTTCTTATAATCCTTTTCATAATCTTCAATCAAATATAATTTCTGCTCAAAATCGCGTTGAGCGATACGCTGACTTCGATCAGATGGAATATACTCCAGAGATTGCTTCTGCCTTAGACATTTACGCAGATGAGATGACGACCTCCTCTGATTTGCAACCTTTACTTAGAATCGATTGTCCAAATGAAGAAATTAAAACTGTCTTACACACTCTCTATCACAACATTTTAAATATTGAATTCAATCTTTTCGGTTGGTGTAGAACGATGTGTAAATATGGAGATTATTTCCTATACATCGATCTTGACGAAGAGCACGGTATTAAGAACGTTATTGGGCTTCCTTACAATGAAGTAGAGAGAATTGAGGGAGAAGATAAAACAAATCCAAACTATGTCCAGTTCCAGTGGAACCAGGCAGGTATGACTTTTGAGAACTGGCAGATTGCTCATTTTAGAATTCTTGGAAATGACAAGTTTGCTCCTTACGGCACGTCTGTTCTTGAGCCTGCTCGTCGCATTTGGCGTCAGCTTACTCTCTTGGAAGATGCTGTGATGGCTTATCGTATTGTCCGCTCACCAGAACGCCGAGTATTCTATATTGATACAGGAAATGTTCCGCCCCAAGACGTAGAGCAATATATGCAAAAAGTTATGACGCAGATGAAACGAAATCAAGTTGTTGATTCGGATTCTGGTCGTGTTGATTTGCGATATAATCCACTTTCTGTGGAAGAAGATTATTACATCCCTGTTCGTGGTGGCTCATCGTCACGAATTGAAACTCTGGCTGGCGGATCGTATACGGGTGATATTGACGATATCAAATATATGAGAGATAAATTATTCTCTGCTCTTAAAATTCCTCAATCCTATCTTTCTCGTGGAGAAGGTTCAGAAGAAGATAAGACGACTCTTGCACAAAAAGACATTCGTTTCGCAAGAACAATCCAAAGGTTACAAAGGGTTATTATTTCTGAACTTGAAAAAATTGGAATTGTTCACTTGTACGCACTTGGTTACCGAGGTGCTGATTTAGTTTCGTTTAAGCTTAAATTAAGCAATCCTTCAAAAATCGCAGAACTTCAAGAACTTGAACATTGGAAGACTAAGTTCGATATTGCCGCTGCTGCGACTGAAGGCTTTTTTAGCCGACGTTGGATTGCGAACAATATTTTTGACTTATCTGAGGAGGAGTTTGTCCGTAACCAAAGAGAACTTTTCTCAGACCGCAAGTTCTTAACGGCGCTTGACACTGTTGCTGAAGCGGAAGAAGTTCCAGGTGGTGGGTTTGGTCCTGGTGACTTGGGAGGTGCAGCCGGTGATTTGGATACTGATGTTGATCCAGAACTTCCTGCTGACACCCCAGACACCCCAGACACCCCAGATGCTCCGGATGAAGCCCCAGCCGAGGCTCCAGATTTATTGGCCCCACCACCAGGCAAAAGAAATGATGGCTATGTAACCCCAGGCGCAAAAGGCAAAATATATTATGCTGTTCAGTCCAATAATCATCCAGCTGGTCGAAGAACAGTAAATATGAGAAGAACCCATACTCCCGAATTTGCTACGAATAGAAAAACCTTTCCTGGGTATTCTGATCTTAAAAGTTTAGGTTATGGAATTACAGAGGAAAAGCAAACTAATTATAAAGACGAAGAATCTATATTGATGGAAATTAATAATGAAGTTAAGTCATTGATTGTTGAATTGGAGAACAAAAACGATGAAGCTCAGGCATAATAAAAAGAGAAACACTGTATTTTTATATGAATCTCTAGTAAAAGAACTAACCAAAAGTGTTGTACAAAACAACACAGAGAGAAAAAAGATCGTTCTCTCAATTCTAAAAGAACACTTCAAAAGAGACTCTATTCTTGGGAAAGAACTTACTCTTTATAGAGATGTGTTGGAGAGTCGGGAACTAGACTTCCCTACGGCTGAAAAGATTCTCCACGAAGCAAAAATGATTTATTGGTCTGGGTTCAAAAACGAGAAAGTTTACGATGAACAAAGTAAAGTGATTGATAAGGTCAATAGAGATTTGTCTAAAAATGTTTTCTCCAATTTCATTCCTAACTATAAAGATTTGGCTACCCTCTCACAGATTTTCAATGACGAGATGACTGTTAAAAAGAGAGTGATGCTTGAAAAGCAAATCCTAAAAAATATGATGTCCATCAATGAAGATGAAAAGAAAGAGATGAAGCCAATCGATAAATTGACTTTTAAAACTTTCATTAACAAGTTTAATGAAACATATGGACAACTTCAGGAAAACCAAAAGAAATTGTTAATGCAATATGTCTACTCTTTTTCTGATAATGGGATTAGCTTAAAAACTTACTTAAATGAAGAAATTGGAAGATTAAAAAATATTATCACCAATTCTCTTGAAATGGAAGAAGTGAAAGAAGACCCTGCTATGTTGGAATCAACAAGGAAAGTGATTGATACCATAGAAGAATATAAAAATCAAAATATTGACGATACTTTAATTAAACAAGTTTTGAAAATTCAAAAGTTAGCCCAGGAGATTGAATCTGATGGCTGATATTACCATCACAATTGAAGAACCAGTAGAAGAATTGGTGTTTAAGTTAAACGCCAGAAGAACACTGGATGGTGATATTATTGTACGCGATCACCCAGATATTGATATTGTTGTGATGACTACAAACAAAAAAGTTATTGCTTTTCCAAAAGAAAATTTAACAAACGAAGTGTATCAAACACAAAATAAATTATTTGATTTTCTTGCTAAAAAAGGAGTTATTGCTCCCGATAGTGTTCAGGGCGGTAACCTTCACGGCTCAATGGAAGCTAAAATTTTAGAGAATGATGATTTAAATGTTATTAGTGTGGCTTTGATTAACGTTGCTAACTTTATTGACGAAGAAAAACCATATTTTGATTATATGGATGCCTTTGAGAAAGAGCAAGATAGAAGACTCACGGCACCAAGTGAAGAAGAATCATCTGAATACGATCCCGGTAGACACAGTGACACTAAGGGAACACTGCGACCAATCTATATTCGTAGTCCCTATGGGATGAGTTTTGCATACAG